GCCATTTTTTCTATTTGAACAGTAACTTTTAGAGCTGCTATTTCTATTTCTCTAGCACCCCCGTAATTTCTCACTAAATACATATTATCTCTCCTATAAAAATATAAGTGGACCCCTAAGAGAAAGGAAGAATTAATCAAAGAGGTCCACCCATTACTTCTAACCTAACGTCAAACACTTAGTCAACACAACAGCATTAACGTTTTCAACTTCAAAGCACATTCTCATGGTGAACCACCACAAATCTCTTTCATTTGCAGCATCTCGCTCTTTCTCAAGAGTCAAAGTACGCTGTATGCCCCAAATCAGATTATTGGCCGGAGTAAGGAAACTATCTGTATACGCTCCTCCACCAACAACGCCATCACTATCCAAATCTATTGCCATCAAAGGAGCCGAAACAATAGGCACTGTACCATAACCTGGATTTGTAATACCGAGAACAGCCTGGTCACCTAAATTAGTAGCACGGCTAGAAAGCGACTCAACATAATCCTGCGTTACTCTAGAGTGATTCCAAAAACGGAAATCAGGTAGAGCCACCTTGGCATACTCGGGCGGCATAGATTTCAGCATTTTAGAAAACTTATGCTCTGTAAGATAAGGAGCATCCGAGGACGTTACCGAAATTCCGCCTGCGTTACTAAAGTCTGTGGTATGTCCCGAACCCAGAGCAGCATCTAGAATGGTAGCAGAACCAGATACATCATTCTCATAAGTCTCGCCTTCCTGACTATGCATAATACGATAACGCCAGCCATCATACAGACATCTTAAGTCATCAGCAGCAAAGGCACTTAGATCATGAGTATCACTGATCCAAGCAACCTCTTCGAGCTCATTGGCGATCTTTTTAGCGATCAATTTCAGAATGGTACCGTTCCAATCGCCAGTTGCATCTTCTTTATCATCGTCATTAATCGCCACACACCCTTTAGCTTTCTGGGTAGTAAGAGTGATCTGGTTAGCATCAAACGTTGACTTAAGATGTGAAGCTGAAGAATAGGTGGAAGCTGGAACTAAAAATCTACCAGTACCGTAGCCGACAGCATTGATGTACTTTTCCGGCTTATTCATTCGCACAATACGACAGTTATTCTTAAGCACGCTTTGATCGACTAGATAATCGATAAACAGGTTAGCTTCCTCGATACTTAACGTAACAGCCGTAGCCCCAGTTAAAGTGGACTTACTCATTTCGATGAGTTTCTTATTTTCAATCATTTTTTTCCTCTTTCAATAAAATTTTAATTTACTATTTCTACTTTCCAGTAATGGGAGTCAGTGATGGGAATTTGGTTCCCTCATTTTTCTCCACATCCTGCCCTGGAATACTCTTTCGCCCATTTGTGGACTTTTCAACAACTTCTACTCTATTAGACAGCACAGTAACAGCCTCGGACATCTTAGTGACGGCATCTGTAATTTCTTTTAGAGCATCTACATGAGCGTCCTTTTGGACCTCTTCCTTCTTCACTTGAGCCTCTTCCTTCGGAGCGTCCTTTTGGACCTCTTCCTTCTTTTCATTTTTCACATCTTCTTTAACCACCTCTACATCTTCCACACCTTGTGTAGCAGCATGCTTGGCTAAAACACCAATGGCCTCTTTCAGGTCATCTGGCAGGTCTACTTCAGAGTTATATTTATTAACCATTTCCATGGCCTTCTGAATTTCAGTGATAACTGCATCCACTTCCATCTTTTCAACATTAACTTCATCACCCACGAATTTCTTCAGTTCAGCAAGTATTTGCTCGTTCATAACTTTTCCTTTAGCTAAGTAATAATATTTACTTTCAACAAGACCATCCTTTTCCTTCCCAGCCACTCCATAAGATATGTTCACATTGCCTTCATAGTCAGTAGCTGGTGAATTATGCGAAAAAGATACATGCGACACATTTTTCACAACTTTCCCATTTACCTTTAAGACAGTACCGTCAACTTTACCGTTACTTTCAATAACGACATTTAATGAACCGTCTTCCGCTTTAGCAATAAGAAACTTCTGCTTATTTGCGGGACTTTTCACTAAACTCACTTCTACTGGCTGAATATCCTTCAGCTTTCTCTTTGCTTTTGCCATTTTACTCCTAACATATTCAGGGTACATATATTCATATTATTGATTTTCTGTATTTACAGAGGCGTACATCAGCCACAAGCCACGTACCCTTAACTTTCATCTTCTACTGCAGGACCAGCTAAACTAAATCCTGTAAGAGCACCCTCCTCAACGGACTTCCAAATTTCTGCATCATTTACCTTAACAGCCATTAACCAAGTCCCTTTTTTAACTGCTCTACCCGCTATAACTAAATCCACTGTGGAAATATAGGATTCAAGGATATTAGTATTTACTGCCGCCCCTTTGTGGTTAATCTTTGTAACTTGGGACATTGCCATGTAGTAATGTGCCGCTTTTCTTATTTCTTCAGCATTTACTGTATCTCCATCTGTATCCGTTTCATCCGGCTCATACACTATACCATAAAGTATATGTTCCTCCGAATCCTCCTCTTTTAAGATAATTAGGGCCTTTTGGAATTCCTCAACCTTATCAGTTGTACGGTTCTGAAGAGCTTTCTTAAAAAGTTCCCTATCAATAGTTTTCGTAGGAACTTCTATATTCCGTTTCTTCATCTCTTTGACTAGTATATCGTATTTATGAAGAAACTCAGTTCTAGTTCCAGGAAAAGGCATTTCTCCAGCATGCTTAAAGAACTTATAATGAAGCTGTTGGAATCTTGCACGTAAAGCGTGCAATCCGTGCACTGAAGATTTAGCCACATCCTCAGAAGAAAGGGTTTCAATTTTAATTTTTGGATTCAGTTTCTTCATTATGTTTTATCCGCTTCTAACAACTTTCTATAAGCATCCCGTTCTCTTTGTGTAGCTTCAAGATCAAATCGCCGATATCTCGTACAAATCTTGTTCCTCTCAGCCAATTCTAGTATATTTTGTAAAGTAATAGCTACTGTTGAATCCTCCGCTGATACCTCTGGCAGTAAAATGGTAGCTTCTTCAAATATATTAATTGCAATTTTATAAATAATAGCTTTCTCTATAGCAGACGTATATTTTCATAAGATGGGCAATAAAACGCACCTACATTGGGGATGCACTGGAATTAATGATCTAGCTTCCTCTACAGGATATTCACCAGCTTTACTTTTACATGAATCGCATCCATCTGAAGTATGCAATTCCAATTTAGTTACACCCAAATCCCTCATTCGTTCTATGTACCCCAAAGACTGGGCTCTAGCCGTTTCCGTTCGTGCTATTGTGTTTGTTCTAAGGATAAGCTTCTTCTTACTCTCTAAATTGACCAAACGCCGTATCTTTGCTGGGGCTACGCCTTCCTGTACTAAGCGATCTCGCAAATTACGTACCGATGTAGCCTGGGCAGGAGTAAGACCTATTAGCGGCTGAATCTCAGTAGCTACTTGTGACATACTTAATCCATTTTCTATCCCTATCGCTATCTGCTCGGATATTGCTGTCTTTGTGGTTGTAGTAACATTTGTGATAAGTTCACTGGTCAATGTTCTAGCAGCTTCTGCAGCTTGGAAATCATATATATCAAATACACCTCTTATACCTACATGCCTACTAGCAGCATTCTTCCCAGCCAAATAAGTAGCCTGAATAGTAGGGAAAAGGATCTCTTCTCCTTTTGTTTCAATAATATCCCAGTGGATTAAGTTTACGAAAGATTCTCCCTCTGCTTTATGAATAACCTTTGTAAGATCGCTCACTATCTGCTTAATGGCGAACTTTAACCATTGCTGTACTGCTAATTGCACTTTGTTCTTCTGCTTAGCTCGAGATATAAGGATGGAGGATTTTAGATTATTCATTTTTTCCTCTATTTAATATTTGTGTAATAATCCCATCTTCTATCGCTTTACGTGCTGCATTCTCTGGAGCACGCTTATCCGTTCCTATTCTTTGACCATGAAAACGATATAAGTATAAAGGCTCTGGTACAATCCCTACCTTTTTATTGACTTTGAGCAATCTATAAAGCCAAAGAACATCCTCTGCCCCTAATGTAAGTTCCTCCTCAAAATCATATTCTTGCAATTCTCGCCTAAAGAATCCAGTAGCACATGCTGTATTGTTCTTCAAAGACTTAAAATCTAAAGAATACTTTGAAACGTCTATTTTAATAATATTCTTAGTTACCCTTTTATGCCCATTCATACTAAATCTTCGTACATAGGAGAAAACAATATCATATGGACCTTCTTTGAGTTTAGCAAGCTGTTTTTCTAATCTGGTTGGTTCCATTAAATCGTCACTATCTAACCAACAGGCGTAAGGTGTTTCTATTTGCTTCAATAGAAAATTCCGTGCATATCCGACACCTCGATGCTCATTGCCAGGAAAAACTTTAAGTTGACCAACCTCCAAATTTTTATTTACCTCCCGAACACATTTTACTGTTTCATCTGTGCTCCCATCATCATAAATAAGGATCTTAAAATGTGGATGTGTCTGCCCTACAACGCTACAAATGCATTCTTTGATATACTTTTCCCGGTTGTATGTAGGAATAAGAACCGTTACTTCATCCATCAAAACCAATCCTCTTTGCACTACCAATTCTTAATAAATATCTCTTACAATGCATAATCAAGGATCAACCTATTCTTACATGCTTATAACTAAGGAAATCGTTCTATTGTTCTTATATCCCTTTTTTTCTGTAAAACTGATCCTATTCTACTGCTCTTGTATTCCTTTATTAGGGTAAATAAAGGTTTATTTACTGTTTTACTCTCCTACACTTTTCTCGTCAGTCCCGATTTCCATGTATTTTGGGTCGAGATAGTATGTATCGCCCCCGGTATCTTCGTATGGTTCAAGACCAAGTTCAGCACGAGCCTGGTTGGGAGTACTCATTCCGTGAGCTATTTGTTGCGTTAATCGGGTCACTTTCTCTGTCTTGGATTCTGTTTCTAAATTTGTAAATTTCAATTCATAACTTTGAATGCCTAACCCTTGTGTGAAGAGAGTATTGATAATTTCTTCCATATCCGTCTGTAAAGGCTCCACGACTGACGATATATATATCTTATTAGCAGATGCATTTGTATTTCCACCTAAAGCACCTTTTATTTGGATTCCCACACGAGCTGGCGGCATTGAATATACAGATAGCACGTTTTCCTTATTATCGTTCTGATAAATATGGAAGGAACCTTCCTTACTATTATCCGATAAGGGTTCATATTTAACCTTAGCCTCAGTAGGAGCTCCAATTACAAGTGTTTTATGGCTATTTGCGGATCCTTGCATTGTGGTCTTAAAGAATTTCTCAATTTCTGGAACCGCATTATCGTCCCAATCTCCCTCTAGTGTTACTATGCCTGCTGGAACACCATAATTTTTGAAAAAGGATAAATTGTAATCTCTACATTCTATAAGGCCTATTACATCGCCCAAAGCACTTATAATATTAGGTGCACCATACCATTCTGATTTTGGATAATGATTTTTGTAGAAAATAAGCTCATTGGCTTTATTTGGATGGTTTGATTCTACATCTTTCCCATCCTTTGATGATATATCCTGCTTTGTACCGAATTTCTTGAACCAAACCTTTTTCAGATGCCTAACTTGAGCATACTTCTGATTGCTTTTATGAACACGCATTGTATGAGCAGGAACTCGATATACTTGGGATACTTCTCCTTTTGCATTTCTAGCAACTTCTATACAGAACCAACCAATAGTACCCCAATCTATAAGAAGCTCATTAAGCATATTGCGAAAAGCAACACCTGTACTATTTGTAGAAAGGAATTCATTAATCTTTGTCAATTCGCTATTGTTTGCTTTGAGCCCTTCTTTTTCATTCACTTTCCAACCTGAACCTACCACATCCCTAGCAATTTGATGTACAATGGCAGAAAAAGTAGCGTTCATTTCTAAATATTGCAGAAAAACTAATGGAGAATAAGGAGGAACAATCAAATCATTCTGCGACATCCAATCACTTTCTTCTTGAAGCTGCTTAGAAAGATCCGCACTATTTACTTGAGAACCCATTATATCTGCACTTTTTATTACAACACATGTTGCTGTTGCTTTTTTTATCTTATCTGGCATAATAATTCCTTATACTACTGTTTCGGTATCCGGATTCGTAAAGTCCCACGAGGATTTCTGCCGCCATATGTATACCGTTCCTGCATCTAAATAGAAGGTCACTTTACCATACTGATCCGTTTTTCCTGATGCTATTACATTTGCTCCAGCTAAATCACTCGTTACCCAAATATCTGCATCTGCTATAGGTGATCCATCCACGGAACTTGTTAAAGTATAAATGAAAGTAATCGCTCCAGCACCAGCAATGGCACCAGAAGTATCCAATTGGTCAGATAAGGTTTCTAACGTATCTCCGTCTGCTCCAGTTCGAGCTATTTTAGTGGCCCCACTATCAACTAATTTAACTGGGAATGCTGTAGATTCATCATATTTAGCAGAAGTAATGGCATCATTTACCAATGACATTGCATCACCCGCTGCCGCTCTTGAACTCATATTTGCATCCAACTGAGTATCATATTCATTAGCAGGAGCACGAGTTGCTATAGCTGCATCTGTAGTTCCATGTAATCCAGCTGCAGTACCGGCTACATCAGGAATAACTGTATTTGGAGCAACTGTATTTGGAGCATACGCTGTAAGAGCATCATCACATTGTGTTCTAACATTAGCTGCTGTAATATCCTGCAAAGTATCTAATGATTTCACAGTGGTAAGAATGGATATACTAACATTTATACCTGTAGCATGTGTAAACAGAAAACCAATATTATCTCCATTTATATCCGCCGCAGACAATGCTAATTGCCATTGCCCATTCCCTTTATGAGATAATGAGCCAGTAACCGCATTTTGACTCCCACCATCTATAGTTCTATAACCACTAACGGCCGAAGAAAGAGCAGAACCATCTGCTGTGGAAACCATCGTAAAATATAAAAATTGAGAAGCTGTATTTTTAAGAAACATGAATTCCCTGCCCTAAAATATATGAATTACGTGCAGCCCAACTTATTATAAAAGAAGGGGGCACAGTTAATCTTCCATCTACATCATTAGTACAAATTCCTTGAGGAGTGTTATCCACTGTACTAACGTCCTCACTTGTTTTCAGTGTAGAACTAAACTGACCAGATTGAAGATAAAGTTTATCTTCACCATATCCACACCAAGGTGTATTTATGCCATCCCAGCTGATACCAGATGGATTTATATCTACTGTACTAACGTCCTCACTTGTTTTCAGTGTAGAACTAAACTGACCAGATTGAAGATAAAGTTTATTCGCATCGGAACCTGTCCAAGGCGTGTTGGTTCCATCCCAAGAAACACCATGTGCAGTTACATCCACTGCACCCACCGCTAAACTTGTTTTCAGTGTGGAACTAAACTGCCCACTAGTAAGGAAGAGTTTGTCCTTTGTTGAGTCACACCAAGGTGTATTCAAATCTATATCCGAAGAAATCCCGAAAGGACCTCCTCCAACATAACGACTAGATTTTAATGTGGAAGTAAACTGACCAGATTGAAGATAAAGCCTGCTGCCGCCAGAACCAACCCATGGAGTATTGGTTCCATCATAGGTGATATCTCTTGGAAGAGAATCTATGGAATAGACATTTTCACTAGATTTTAATGTGGAAGTAAACTGACCAGATTGTAGGAGAAGTTTACCATATACTTGGGAACCTGTCCAAGGAGTATCAGCCATTTTTAATCAATCCTTCTAATTCACTATTCCACATGGACGCAATATTCGCCCAATCATATTTTATAAAGTCTTGAATTTTCAGTTCTGTTGATTCAGATAATATCTCAACTACTTCATTTACCCAATCCCGACATTCTTCTTTTTTAGTTAAACCGTAATCGTAATTTCTTTTCCCTACCTCCTCCACAGGAATTTTAATTGCTTCAACATATTCATCTAAAGCACCCACATTTGTGGTTACTGGAATTGCTCCACCAGCCTGTGCCTTTAATGCTGATATGCAACACACTTCCGGGAAAGTGGTAGGATATGCCCATATTTTAGCCTTCTTACATAAAAATGCTATTTCTTCATGCGTTACACGGCCCAAATTAGCAATACCATGTGCATCCATAGCTTCTATTATGGTGGTCTTCCATGACATCATTTGTGCATCATCATGGTAAAGCTCATCAAATAGATCCCAACCATATGCCCAAACCATTCTAGCCTTTGGCACACGTTTTTGAACTTTCAGGAACAATTGTATAAGTGTACCTAATGATCTATCCGGTGCTGATGTATTCAGAATCAAATATGGATCTCTCTTTTCATTATTATCCGCAAATTGAGAATAATTTATTCCATTAGGAATTACAGCAAATTTATCATCATCTATGTAATTGTATAAACTCTTATGATAATTCGATTTCACAAAAATCTTATCTAAAGGCAATGCTCTTAATTGATCAGGATGACCAACATCGTGCAAATCCGTGCATATTACAGTCGAATTTATCCCCTGTGCCGCAAAACCGGGACATCTCCATAATATAGTAACGTCTACCTTATCAAATCGATTGTACGCTGAGTACGGCCGCCATAGGACGTTGTATAAGAGCTTCTCTTCTACGCAATTGTTATACACCGTCACTTTCCAGCCCAAATGAGCTAAATGCGGAGCAAGATAGATAATTGCTTCTTCTGAACCAGCAATACCGCGTTCTTTAAAAGTATTCCCATCCCACTTCTCTCTGGTGGGCCCACAAAAAATGACCAACTCTTTTCCTGTGGAAGTTTTCTTCGCATACTTCTTTTGGTAGTAATTACCGAAAGCGGTTTGCACTTCCATTAACTCAAGGGTCTTAAAATGCTGAACAGGGTAATCATAATGACACCATACTTCAAATCCCTTTTTACGAGCTTCTCTACAGTAATTGAAATCAACTCCTATTTCCACTCGTCCGTGA